CCGGCTTCCAGACGAGTGGAGGGTAACCCCGGTACGGGCGCCACGTCGCCGGTTCCCGAACCACACCAAACGCGTAAGCGGAGGTGGATTGTATAACAGCAATCGGCGACAGGAATAACGTCAAACCAAGATAGGAGTAAGAGACATGACCACAGATAATAGGAGTCTAATCCAAAAGGCGGATTTCCTCCTGGCACAGCTCGCGCCCGGAGGGTTGTTAAACGCCGAACAACTCGACCGCTTCATTCGTCTCGCGATCGATCAAGCCGTCGCCATGCCGAGCATGACGAAGGTTATGATGAAATCCCCGACGCAAGAACGCGACAAGATCCGGTACGGATCCCGAGCTCTTCGGAAGGGCACCGAAGCGACCGCGCTAGCCACGGCCGACCGAAGTCGCCCCGACACTTCCAAGATCGAATTGAGCGCGCAATTGGTGAAAGCCGAAACCCGCGTTTCTTTCGAAGCGTTGGAAGACTCAATCGAGCAAAATACGTTCGAAAGCACCGTTCAGGATGCTTTGGCCGAACGGATTTCGTTGGACCTCGAAGACCTCGCTTTCAACGGCGACACCACGAGCACGGATTCTCTGCTATCGGTTCTCGACGGTTTCATTAAGCAGGCGACCACGAACGTGGTTCCCGCGGGTAGCGCTGCGATCTCGCGAGATCTGCTTAAGGACATGCTCAAGACCATGCCGAGCGAGTTCCGCAAGGATAAGCGCGCGCTGTGTTATTACACGGCCGACGAAGCGGTTATCGACTACCACGAGCTGTATGCGGCACGCGAAACCGCGAAAGGTGACGCGCATACCGACGGTATGGATACCGCAGGGTTCGAAGGTATCCCAGTTAAGGGCGTTCCCGTATTCCCGACGAATCTCGGCGCCGGTACCGACGAAACCGTCGCTCTCCTGTTGGATCCCGCAAGCATGCTTTTCGGCGTGTGGCGGAACATGCGCGTAGACACCGACAAGGACGTCAGCGCGGGTGTGTGGATTCTCGTCGTAACCGCGCGTGTGGATTTCAAATACGCGCACGAACCTGCAGTCGTCCAAGCGGAAGCAATCACAGCGGTCTAACAACCTACGTGCTAAACTAACGATTACTCTCACTATAGGAGTTTTTGAATCATGGCAATCACGATTAACAGCGCGACACTGACCCACGGGCAGACGACTGCCCCCGGTCGTTGGGTGAAACTGAACGTCGATCTCGACAATGCGTACCCGACGGGCGGGTATGACGTCTCGGGTCAGCTCGAAAACGGCACTGTCCGTTACTCCGAAAGCGTATTCGCGTACGACGGCGCTGTGCTGAACTTACTCAAAGTTGACGCAAACGGTATGCTTATGGCGTACGTTGTCACCAACGGCGAGCAAGGCGCGCAGGTAGCCAACGGCGTCGATCTGTCGGGTGTGACTGGCAAAGAAATCAACGTTTGGGTCGACTAAACGGACATCAAAACGCAATACCGGTCACCCTACATATCGGTGGGGTGACTAGGTATTGGGGAAGGCTAAGGTAGACATGGGATCTAATGATAAGTACGTACGGGTAAAGCCGTATAATAAGCACACCGGTTGTCTCGCGATGCGCGTGAACATCGATGGCAAGCTATTCGAGTCCGGGAATTGGTACGTGGTACCCACCGAAGTCGCGCAGAAGTTGAGCAAGATGTCTCAAAAGACCGGCGCGCCGTTTTTCGAGGTTTGCTCATACGACGAATTTCGCGAGGCTTCACAGCGAGATTTAGCGGCGATGGCTTTGGCGGCCGGTCTAAAAGGCCTAGCTCTAGCACCGCAGCAACTTCCGCAACCTCGAGCTCACGTCGATAAGAAAGAAAAGAAGAGCGAGCTTGCCGGTATAGGAAAGCAAATCAAAGACGTCGATTTGAGCGGCGATGGTGTGATGACTACCGCGCAACTTCGCGGGCAAGAATCATCGGTAGACGAAGAAGAGAGCGAAACGGATGAAGTAAAAAGCGTCAACGTAAGTTCTATGAAACGGCCGGAATTGGAAGCACTTTGCAAAGAGTACAATATTACCGTTCCGTTCGGTTCTTCGAACGCCGAGATCAAGCAATTACTCCGCGATCAAGGTATTGTCGAGTAGACTTAATTGGCTTAGGAATTTTGTTGTTTGAAAGTACTAATCGTTTATATTTAACGAAAGCGCACAACTAAACAGGAGTGATTTAATGGGCAACATTAAACGAAGCCAAGAAACTATTCAATACGGTAGTTCGGGACCGGTGATCAAAGCTAACGGATCCGCCCTTGAGGCACGTACTGACGGTAAACACACCGCACTAGTTCCATTTCGCGCGGGAGCAGCCGTCGGCGCTAACGACCTTGTAACCAAGGGTGTACACGACTCCGAGTTGGACACTATTCGACCTGGCGTACCGATGATGAATCGTCTACGCTTACTCGGCGCACCGGGTGCGGCGGTTGAAGGTAACACGGTGGTGGTCGGCGCTGACACCTACGAGTTTCGTGATAGTACCCCTCCCGCGGGCGGTACGGCTGGGCGAATTTGGGTGTACGGCGGTGCCGATTCCGCGGCGTCGCGTGCGAACCTAATCAAGGCGATTAACGGCACTGTCGACGCAGCGTTGGTAACGCGTGACGGCGCTAACACCGAGGAAGTTGTTGCATCGGCTGGCATCACCACAGGTGATGTTATCGTACAGTCAGCGGATGCTATCGGTGGTAACCCCGCCCCGTCTGCAACGGCTATCGCGTGTTCCGAAACTCTAGCAACCGCGACCGATATTTGGGATCAAACCAACACATATAACGGTCTCGCGACCACGCTACGCGAAGCTATCGCAGTAGCAGTAACACTCACCGCGGCAATGATTGCGAAGGGTACTGTTGAAGTTCTTTTCGATTTCACCCCGCGATCGGTGATGGTTGTGAATCGATCACGCCCACAAGACGAAGCCTACACGATTTCCGGAAATGCTGTCAGCTTGACGCTTGCCGGCGGAGCTTCGCCGAATAACCAAGCGGATGACGTGATCGACGTTATCGCGTTTAAGTAGCGGCAAACCCGGCATTGTGTGTGTGCTACTACACATTTATTTAGTACCAACGTTTTACCCAAATATGCTATAGTAATGTAGTTACACAAAGGACAAATAATGCCAAACCCTGTTCCCACACCCTGCACAGCTAACGCTTGGACAAAAGTTGCGGATGATGTACTAAATTGTACCATCCACAAATTCACCAAAACTCCGACATATTACCACACGTACCGTGTTGCAGGAGAAGCCGCACCAACTGCAACACCACCGGTTTCAGCGGATTCAATTGAATGGAAAAGTGACACGTTAATCGTAAATTTTAGCTACCCAGTCGACATATACTTGTATTCCGCCGGTGCGGCTGGTGCTGTGAGAGTCGATCAGTAGAGATGGCTGCGATTATTGGAAATAACTTCCGTTTAAACCAAAACGTAATTTGTGAGAGTAGGCTACTTTTTCCAGATAGCTTTGCACTAGTCGGGGTTGGAGCTGGGTTGTTTAAATTGCACCCATTTACTACTGAATGGACAGTGGCCGGTGATGCAGCGGCACGAACCATTACTTTACCACTTGTAAGTGGATATTCTTATAATTGCGTAGTTGACTGGGGTGATGGGACTACCCCAAGTCTAGTAACTGCTTATAACGATGTGAATCGTATCCACACCTATTCGAGCGATGGTACCTATAACGTCGGAATCTTTGGTATATGCCAGGGATGGTCATTTAATAATGGCGGTGACAAGTTAAAAATAACAGATATTATAAGTTGGGGATCAAAACCCACAGTCGGAGGGTTCAAATATCTTGGGGGTGGGTTTTACGGTTGTTCTAACCTAAAAAGTCTTGGGCCTTCAAACAGTATAATTCCAGATGATGGTCTACTTGATATTAGTAGCTGTTTTCGGAGTAGCAGTGGTGCTACTAGTCAAATACCGCCAAATTTACTAAAACAACTAACAAACGCGACAAACCTAAGTCATTTGCTCCGCAGCTGTTCCGGACTAACAGGATCGATTCCAACAGACTTTCTCCGCTACGTCACCAGCGCTACAGACATAAGCCGTTTGATGTATAACTGTTACGGACTTACAGGCTCTATCCCAACAGATCTCTTACGCTACGTCACCAGCGCAACAGACATAAGCTATTTGTTTAACGGCTGTTCAGGACTTACAGGCTCTATCCCAACAGACTTTCTGCGCTACGTGACAAACGTTACAAACATAAGCTCTTTGTTACGCAACTGTTCCGGGCTCACAGGTTCGATTCCAACAGATTTCCTGCGCTACGTAACAAGCGTCACAGACATAAGCTATTTGATATATGGCTGTTCCGGGCTCACAGGCTCTATCCCAACAGATCTCTTACGCTACGTGACAAGCGTTACAAACATAAGTCATTTGTTGGATAGTTGTTCTGGGCTCACAGGATCAATTCCAACAGACTTTCTCCGCTACGTCACAAGCTCCACAAACCTAAGCAATTTGCTACGCGACTGTACAGGACTTACAGGTTCTATCCCATCAGATCTCTTACGCTACGTGACTAGCGCCACAGACATAAGCAATTTGCTACGCAGCTGTTCCGGACTCACAGGCTCTATCCCATCAGATCTCTTACGCTACGTGACTAGCGCCACAAATTTAAGTTCTTTGTTGTATAACTGTTCAGGACTTACAGGTTCGATTCCAACAGATTTCCTGCGCTACGTAACAAGCGTCACAGACATAAGCTATTTGATATATGGCTGTTCCGGGCTCACGGGCTACGATGCCGATCTGTGCCGAGAAAATGTGTTGTGTACAAATTTCAGCTACATGATGGGTGGTTGTACCACAATGCAACAACGGTCCGATACATTTTATAGACCAGGAGAAGAAACAACGCGTTTTCTAAATAAAAGCGTCGATTTTACATCGTGCTTTGAACGCGCATCGTTTTCAGGTACGCAAGGTACAGCCCCCGATTTATGGAATTGTAGCTTTGGAACCGGGACGCCAACAACAACTGGGTGTTGGGCAGGAGCGGGAAATAGTGCGGCAAGTCTAACAAATTACGCGAGTATACCCGCGGGGTGGAAATAATGAAGGTGCGTACCACAACGGATCCAACAAAAATTCTTTCAGTCAATAAGACCGAAGAATACGAACCTGGCGTGATTTTCTGTTATGATACCGAAAAAGATGGTATAACTAAATTACTTGCTATCATACATAATGTAGGTGGTGAGTTTGTGGTGGATGCCGAAGCGGATGTTTTGGCTTTAATACCTTCGGCTAGTCCAACTACGATAGAACCACATCCTTTATATAATATTTATGTTAAAGCCTATGGAAAAATCGCCAAGCATATTGGAATTGAAGGATTTGGTGATTTTTATTTTGGTCATAAGGTTTTGAATTTCGAACCATCAGATACGACATGGGAACAGTTGAGAAAACTCGAATATCAAATAGCACCTTCATCGCTAGATTCGGAACTAGACCAATTGTCCACAAAAATTAAATATGTTTTATAATGATAGAAATAATAATACAAGATTTTATATCTATATTTGACGAAATTGATTATAAATTTGAATTAGGGGTTTATGTATTAGATTCTATATCCGTAACAGATCAAATTGTTGTAAATTTGATTTTTACGAAACCAGTGGCTGTTATTAATGCAGTATTTATGTAAGACCGGCGATCATGATGATAGGCATTCTCGATAGCTATTACATCTTAACTGACGAAAATGCGCCGGAAATAAGCAACTTTGATCCGGTGATCGGTACCGCAATTGGGCGCACCGACCCAATCCAATTTGTCGTAACGGATGACATCGAAATTGCCATTGTGTTTATTGTCGTGCGGTACAGCACTGGAATCGCGGAATGCGCGTATGATGGAAGCAGCTTTCACGCTAATTATTTAAGCGGATCTTCACGGGTTGATATTGACGGGGGGTATCGTTTCACAATTCGGCGTACTGGTGGTTGGAGTAGTACGCCGATAACTGTCGACATAATTGCTACAGACTTATGTGGAAACGTGGGTAGAGGCGAATTTTCCTAAATGGTGCTACCATAAAAAGAGGCTGAACTATGCCATCAATACCACGCGGACAAGAAAACACCTCGAACAATATCAATTGGTTCACGTCGATCAACAACGTGAAAGTTGATATGTATTTGGTCGAGTTTCAGATTTTTTATATCGGCGTTCCGCTAAGTGGGTGGGAAGACGTAACGAGCGCGCCCGGGCGTTTTGCCGAAGGTTCTTATTACGCGTACGACAATACCGGCGGTTGCGGGTGGACACCCGATGTAAGCGCTACTGTGGGGGCTTACCGTATTTATTGGCGGTGGAAGTATCTCTCGACGTCGGCGTACCAAAACGACAGCGAAGACTTTACGGTCGAGGTTGAGTCGGTCGGTTCCCCCGGGACCGAGACAATGTATTGTTCCGTGCAAGACATGCGCGACGAAGGGGTACCGTCGAGCGGTTACGGGGCGGTTACGGACGCGCGGCTAACTACGTTGATTCAACGCGCTTCGCGACTTATCGACGCGTACACGGGTAGGTGGTTCGAACCGCGCACAATGACGTTTCTTCTCGACGGAAAGGGATCCGTTTCGCTTCTTCTCGAACAACCGATCATTCGTATCGATTCGATTTTGTTAGATGGCGTAGCGATGTCGTCGGCGGATTATGTCGTTTATAATCGGCACATCACAGAGAATCTTTTGAACCCCGACGATCGAGAAAATCCGAAGATAGAAGTTAAGCAACCTCTCGACGACGAGTACCTCTTTAGGATGGGGTTGACGTGGTTTCCGAAGGGACAGCAAAACATAAGTGTTACAGGTGTTTTCGGTTACACCGATTATGATGGATCGGACGAAGGCGCTACGCCGACGCTTATTGCGGAAGCGTGTAAAATGATTGTTTTGCGGGGTTTGCCTTTGAAGTACGGGGCTGACCCGTCAGCAAACGAAAAAACATGGTGGCGCATGGTACGTCAGCGTACACGAGATCAGTCTATCGATTTCGCCGATCCTTCGCGCCTCGGTCATCAAGGCGTCGGTGTGTTCACAGGAGATCCGGAGATCGATAATATTCTTCGGCAATATTCACGCCCCCCTAGAATCCGGGTGGTGTAATGACGCGCGGGCGATTAATATTCCCTTTCCTCGTGGACATCGCGCAAGTTGATACGGTCGCGACCGCGGCGGTTGTCAATGGCGGATACGACGATGTTTTCCGCGAGCCGATTATGGTACCCCCGGTAAGCGGATCGGGGCGTGGAACCATAAGTCGCGAAGAGATCACCTATACGTACAAGTGCCAGATTGAGCCGGATACATTCGAAGCTCTTGAAATGATGGTCTCGGGAAACTCTCCCAACTCCGAAATCACTATCGTAATGCACTACCAAGATTTAGAAATCGACGGGTTGGTCGACACAAATGGAAAGCCAATTTTGCGTGTCGGCGATCGCATGATTCAGATAAAGAAATTCCCAACCGGCGAAGTAATCGAAGTTATCCCAACATCGCCGGGATTGTATGTTGTGCAGATCAGATCGGGCGGTTTCGGGTTGTCGGGTTTGCAGCGAAATCTTTTGTTTGTTACATTCGAAGAGCGCGAACTTTCAACTCGGACGGCTACATGACAGTACAAGTAAGACAATTCGGTGATTGGGTTCGAGCAAGTAGAGCAATAAGCGTTCCGGCACAGTATCGTCTTGAGCAGGCGTGGAAGAAATCTATTCTTAAAGAGGCGCACTATTGGCGCAAAGCGTTAGTTCAAGGAATTACCAAACAAGCGCCCGGCGGGCAACGCTTCGAG